GTGGAGCATCAAATGGAGCGTTACATGGGTTAACAAAATTTCATATGGATGAAGCTCCTGTTAATGAATTTTTTCTAGAATATGTAGCTAGACCTCAAACGGCTGAAATGTTTTTTGAAGATGTATTGATGGCTTGTGTGTTTTACGGTATGCCTATACTTATAGAGAATAACAAGCCTAGGCTATTATATCATTTTAAAAATAGAGGTTATAGGAAGTACAGTATTAATAGACCTGATAAGCCATACAACAAACTTTCCGTAACAGAAAAAGAATTAGGAGGTATGCCTAACAGTTCTGAAGACATAAAACAAGCTCATGCAGCTGCAATAGAGTCTTATATAGAAAAGCATGTAGGATTTGATTTACAAGGGACTTATAGAGAGCCTGACTTAATAGGTTCTATGTATTTTACAAGAACCTTAGAAGATTGGGCTAGATTTAATATAAACAATAGAACAAAATTTGATGCTTCAATTAGCTCTGGATTAGCTATAATGGCTTGTCAAAAAACACTATATCAACCTTTAAAAACAAAATCAAAAATAAAACTTAACTTTGCTAAATATGATAATAAAGGAAGTTACAGCCAAATTTTAAGATAAATGAAGGACGTAAAAGTAAATGTTAATCCTACGGGCTTTCCAAGTCAATTTGTTTCTGATGCAGAAAAAGCATCATTTGAATTTGGATTACAAATAGGACAGGCTATTCAATACGAATGGTTTAGAAAAGATGGAGGGCAAAGTAGATTTTATAATCAATGGGCTGATTTTCATAGACTAAGGCTTTATGCTAGAGGAGAACAATCTATTCAAAAATATAAAAACGAACTTGCTGTCGATGGAGATTTAAGTTATCTTAACTTAGACTGGACTCCTGTTCCTATTATCCCAAAGTTTGTAGACATTGTAGTTAACGGTATGGCCGACAGGATTTTTACTGTAAATGCGTATGCTCAAGATGGAATGTCTTTAGATAAAAGAAGTCAGTATCAGGTTAATCTTGAAAAAGATATGCTTGCTAAAGATATGATGAAGCAAATTCAAAAGGAGTTTGATGTTAATACTTTTGCCATGTCTGAGGAAGAGATTCCAAATACTTCAGAAGAACTAGCACTTCACATGCAAATGAAATATAAGCCATCTATAGAGATAGCTGAAGAAGAAGCTGTTAATACTGTATTGGCTGAAAATAGATACAACGAAACTCAGAAAAGACTATACTACGATCAAACTGTTTTAGGAATACAAGTATGTAAAAATACATTTCAGCCTGGAGCTGGAATAAAAGTAGAATATGTTGACCCTGCTAGTGTGGTATATAGCTACACTGAAGACCCTAATTTTCAAGATTGTTTTTATTGGGGTGAAATTAAAACCCTTCCAATTATTGAATTAATGAAAATTGATCCTAGCCTAACTAGGGTTGATATGGAAGAGATATCTAAATACAGTCAAAGCTGGTATGACTACAACAATACAGCTCAATATTATAATAACAGTTTATTTAGCAAAGACAGTTGTACTGTTTTGTTTTTTAATTATAAAACCACTAAAACATTTACCTACAAAAAGAAAGTAAATGCTGCAGGAGCAGAAAGGGTAATCGAAAAAGACGACACCTTTAATCCTACAGAAGAAATGATGGAGGAAGGAAATTTTGAAAAGATTTCTAAAACTATTGATGTATGGTATGAAGGGGTAATGGTTATGGGTACTAACATTTTACTTAAATGGGAAATGTCAGAAAACATGGCAAGACCACAATCTGCATCTCAAGAAGTATATCCAGAGTTTGTAGCTTCTGCACCAAGAATGTATAAAGGGGCTTTAGAGTCTTTGGTAAGACGAATGATTACGTTTGCTGATTTAATTCAGATTACACACTTAAAATTACAGCAAGTAATATCTAGAGTTGTACCAGATGGTGTATATATTGATGCTGATGGATTAAGTGAAGTAGATCTAGGTACAGGGCAGGCCTATAATCATGAAGATGCATTAAGAATGTTTTTTCAAACAGGTTCTGTTATTGGTAGAAGCTACACACAAGATGGGGATTATAATCAAGCAAAAGTTCCTATCCAACAACTTAACAGTAATTCAGGTCAAGCAAAAATTCAAAGCCTTATAGGAAGTTACAATCACTACATGTCAATGCTTAGAGATGTAACCGGTTTAAATGAGGCTAGAGATGGCTCTACACCAGATTCTTATTCTTTAGTTGGATTACAAAAACTTGCAGCATTAAGCAGTAACACTGCAACAAGGCATATATTAGATGCAAGTTTACAAATGTCACAAAGATTATGTACTTCATTATCTAGCAGGATTGCAGATATGCTTCAGTATTCTGAATTTAAAGAAGAATTTGTAAATCAAATAGGTAAATTTAATGTTGGTTTAATTGAAGAGATTAAAGATTTATACTTAAGTGATTTCGGAATATTTATAGAAATTGTACCAGATGAAGAAGAAAAAAGAATGTTAGAACAAAACATTCAAATGGCTCTTCAAAGAGATTCTATAAACTTAGAAGATGCAATTGATATTAGAGAAATAAAAAATATTAAACTAGCTAACCAAGTTTTAAAATTAAAGCGTAAAGCTAAACAAGATTTAGAGCAGCAACAGAAATCAGCAGCAGCTCAACAACAAGCTCAGATAAATCAGCAATCACAACAGATGGCAGCTCAAGCAAAAATGCAGCAATTCCAAATGGAAAACCAAGCAGCTGTACAGCTAGAACAAGCTAAGGCTGAATTTGCGGTTAAAAAGATGCAGGGTGAAGCAGCTATAAAAGCTGAGTTAATGAATCTAGAGTTTAATCTTAATATGAAACTAAAAGGAGTTGAAGTTGAAGGATTAAAAAGTAGAGAGTCTCAAAGAGAAAAAGCCAAAGCAGATAGAATATCTCAGGCAAATACAGAACAGTCTAAATTAATAGAACAGAGGAAAAACAATTTACCTCCAGTAAGCTTTGAATCATCAGAAGATAGCTTAGATGGTTTTGATTTAGCTGAATTTGAGCCTAGGTGATTTTATTAAAATTGAATTTAAATTATATATATAACTTTGTAAAAAATCAAATCAAATGGAAATTAAAGTATCTGAAGTAACCCCTCTAGAACAGAAGTCAGTTCAAGAAGTAGAAAAAAGTCTTTTAGACAAACACGAAAAAGAATTAAACGCTAATGAAGAGTTATCAGCTGAAAAAGAAAAAGTTGAAAACCTAATAGAGGCTGAAGAAAAAGTTGCTCCAACTATAAAGGATGAAGACGTTCTTTCATATATTAACAATAGATATAATAAAGACATATCTTCGGTAGATGATTTATTTGCTCAAAAAGAGATAAATGAAGAACTTCCTGAAGATGTATCTAAATATTTAAATTTTAAAAAAGAAACTGGTCGTGGATTTAATGATTTTGTAAAAGCTAATAAAGATTACGATGATTTAAACGAAGACCAAGTGTTAGCAGAGTATTATTCTTTAACAGAAGCTGATTTAGATAATGATGATATTCATTATTTAATTGAAGACAAGTTTTCATATGATGAAGACTTAGATGATGAAAGCGAAATTAAAAAGAAAAATATAGCTAAAAAAAGAGAACTTTCTAAAGCTAAAAAGTATCTTAATGATTTTAAAGAAAAATACAGTGTTCCTCTTGAGTCAAGTGGGAAAGCTATTTCTGAAGAAAACAAAAAGGAACTTGAGGCTTATCGAAGTTATATTCAAGAATCTAAAACAGTTCAAGAAGCTAATCTAAAAAAGAATGAGTATTTCGAGAAAAGAACAAACGATGTTTTTAACTCTGAATTCAAAGGTTTTGAGTTCGAAATAGGAGATAAAAAAATAGGTTATTCTTATGGAGATGCGCAGGAAATGAAGGCGAAACAAATGGATCTTAATAATTTCATAGGTAAATACCTAGGAGAGGATGGATTGATTAAAGACGCAAAAGGTTGGCATAAAGCAATTAGTGCTGCAATGGACCCTGACCGCTTTGCAAAGTATTTTTACGAGCAAGGTAAAGCTGATAGTATTGGAGATATTTCTAAACAAAGTAAAAACATAAACATGAATGTTAGAAGTACTCCACAATCAATAGGCGAAACAGGATTTAAAGCAAGACAAATTAATGATTCATCTGGAAAAGGTTTGAGAATAAGAAGTAAAAATAAATAAATAATAATTTTTAAAAATAAAAATTATGGCAGTAGATGCAGTACCAG